GCAATATTGTTTGACTCTGCTGAAGTAAAAGATAAGAAACACCATCAGCAAATGGAAAATGCAGACAATCAACTTATGTACCAAGAGAAAATAATAGAGGGTCTAAGAAGTGAGATCAAAACTTGGAAAGAAGAAGAACATAGATGGAGAAAGGCATACCATGATGAACACAATATTCAAGGACATAGATATGTTTTTTGTGAAATACCCAACGATGAGTATGGTAAAAAGTTAACACGAGGTATGAAGGTGTATCTCAATGATGAGTCGTACACTATGAGAGTGCGTGGACAACATATTAAGCCTGAGTTTAAAGGTACAAATGCTACGTCTTATGGTCAATCCATAGAACAATCCACACATCTTAGAGTGTACATAGATAAAAGAAAGGAGACTAATGATGTGGCATAGAATACACGATTTTTTTGATAAAGATTTTAATAAAAAATATGGTGAGGGTACAAAGTTTGACCTTGACTATGGTAAATTATTAATAATAGCACTATGTATTTACATAGCACTGGAGGTGTAGAGTGAAGAATAAAAAACTGTCAAGTTTAGTTGATGAGTATTATTTATCTTTTGATTTCAAGAGCTTACGAGATAAAACTAAAGAACAATATCAATACTTTCTTGGGGTGTTATTAGATACAAAAATTGATGATGCACAAAAATTAAGCAATATCAATTTTTCTGATATCACTACCAAGATGTCTAAACTTGCATATGAAGAGTGGTGTGAGAGAGGTATACACCTTGCTAATCATGTCATGTCTGTGGCAAGAGTAGTATATAATTATGGCATACATATGGAGCATTGCACAGTCAACCCATTCTCAAGTATAAAGAGAAGAACACCTATATCTAGAAAGGTTGTGTGGACACGAGAAGATGTGAAAGCGTATCTAGACGTAGCATACTCTGATTTTTACACTAGAAATTTAGGATTGATTGTGCAAATGGCATATGAATGGTGTCAGAGAGTAGGAGATATGAGACTACTAAAATTTTCTAGCATAGATTATGACAAGGGTGTGTTAAATCTAGAACAATCTAAGAGAAGAAGTGTAGTTCATCTACCTATTTCATGGGAGTTATTAGAGATGCTTAACCAACAGAAAATGGACTTTGGTTTCCAAGAATATGTAGCACCTCGCCCTCGCCCTAGAAGAGGCATACACGAGCCTTATTCAATCACTAAGCTACCAGTAGAGGCTAGAAAGATTATGGACTCTGCAGGACTCTCTAAGGAGCTTAGATTGGCAGACCTAAGAAGAACAGGTACAACTGAAATGGTTGAGGCTGGTGTTTCAATGGGAAATATTATGTCTGTCACAGGTCACACTAACCCACAAAGTGTTAAGCCTTACATGAAAAATACCTTTGCTTCTGCTAATTTAGCATTAAGTACAAGAAAAAGTTTGACACAATTTTAATCTCGTGTTACAAGACATTGCATTGTCCGAAACACTAATATATATAAGGAACATATATAATGTATAATATATTAGAATTTGTAAAAGATTTAAACATTCCTATTGATGAGACACGTAGATTGGATTGTCCTGTTTGTAAATCCTACAAGACATTTACTGCTACAAATAATATGGGTTCATTAGTATGGAATTGTTATAAGATTTCCTGTAGTTTAAGTGGGAGTACACGTATCAGATTATCTGTAGATGATATTAAGTCTGTAAGCACAAAAAAAGAATTGGCTACAACTGATACATTTCAAATGCCTGAATACGTAGTTCCTCATAACAATAGGAATGGTCTCATGTCTTTCTGTGACAGGTGGCAACTAGATGCAGACAAACTAAACTTACACTATGACGTGAAGGATGACAGAGTGGTGTTTCCCATAGAACATAAGGGTAAGTTAGTTGATGCAACTGGTAGAGCTTTAGGCAAACGTCTACCTAAATGGAAAAGATATGGGAATAATCCCTTGCCATACTTTCATGGTTATGGTAAGGTCGCAGTTGTAGTTGAAGATTGTGTAAGTGCTTGTGTCCTAGATAGCAATATATATGTTGGGGTGGCTATACTTGGAACTTCATTATCAGAAGAACATAAGATTTTCTTGTCACAGTTTTCAACTACTATCATTGCGTTAGATCCTGATGCATTGCCAAAGATACTTCAGTTTGCAAAGGAGTTACGTGGATACGTTCCCAACATACGTGTCCTCAGACTTCAAGATGATTTGAAGTATAGAAATGAGGAAGATATTTACAACTTATATAATTTAACCCCAAAGGAGTAAAATATGGAAAATTCACTATTAAGAAGTCTAATGGATAGAGAGTTCTACAAAGAGCATCGTGGAGCTAGATGTCCAGATAGATTGTTTAGCAAAGATGCTAGAAAAATAAAACAAGCAATAGACTTGGCTATGGATAGGTATGAACGTACAGTTACACCAGATGAGATTGAGGCTTTATTTATATCAAGCAATCCGTCTATGTCTACTGCACAGAAACAAGCATACCTAGCTCTATTCAAATCTATAAAGAATGAAAAACCTTTAGGTGCTGATGTTGCACAAGAGGTGTTGTCTAAGTTGTTTCAACAAGTTGTTGGAGAGGACATAGCTAATTTAGGATTTGATTATGTCAATGGTACTAAGACAAGCTTAGAGCCTCTGCGTATATTGTTGGAGCAATATAATGATGACTTTACACCTGATTTAAATGTGGAGTGGGATGACTTGGATATTGAATCACTATTAGCTAAGAATGATCTTGAGGCTCGTTGGAACTTCAATATACCTGCATTGACAAGACAACTTGAGGGTATAAATGCTGGACACTTGATTGAGGTAGGTGCTAGACCAAATACAGGTAAAACATCTTTTCATGCAAGTATGATTGCATCTCCCGGAGGTTTTGCACATCAAGGTGCTAACTGCATTGTCTTGTGTAATGAAGAGGGTAGTCATAGGGTTGGTGCTAGATATCTAACTGCATCTACAGGCATGACTATGAAACAGATAAAAGCTAATCCAAGTATGGCAAGAGATTTGTATGCACCTGTCAAAGATAAGATAAAGATAAAAGATGCTACAGGTCGTGATATGTCTTGGGTAGAGAGTGTCTGTAAATCTTATAAACCTGATGTTGTTCTACTAGATATGGGAGATAAGTTTGCTAGGACTGGTGGTTTTGCAAGGACAGATGAGGCATTAAAAGCTAATGCAGTTCATGCTCGTATGATTGCAAAGCAACATGAATGTGCTATCTTTTATATGTCTCAGCTATCTGCTGATGCAGAGGGTAAGATATTGCTTAATCAATCTATGATGGAAGGATCACGAACTGGTAAAGCTGCAGAGGCAGACTTGATGATATTGATAGCTAAGAATCCACCAAAGCAAGAAGATGGGGATGAAGAGGATTTGCAGAGACACCTAAATATTGTCAAGAATAAATTATCAGGTTGGCATGGTGTTATTACTTGTCAGCTTAATTACCAAGTTGGAAGGTATGAGGCATGAATGAGTACCCTGATTTATTTGGTTATGTTAAGCCTAAGAATACACCCCAAGAAAGCTATGTGTGTATAAAATGTAAGGTTGAGCAACCTGTAACTAATTTTTATGTTGTGTTCTCTGGGGAAGTAAAAAGAACTTGTCAGTCTTGTATGAAAGGACACTTTACAACTTTAAAAAAGTTACGTAAGGAAAACCCATATCCAAGTGAAGATTATTGTTGTCCTATCTGTGAACGTGATATAAAAGAAATAAGTCAATATGGACAAGTTAAATTATCTAAGTGGGTGTTAGATCATTGTCACCATACTGAAACATTTAGGGGTTGGATATGTCATCATTGTAATACAGGACTAGGTGGTTTCAAGGATGACTTGACAAAAGTAAAAAGAGCAGTTATATACTTAAAAAAACATAAGGAGAAAATGGATGAAATTAACACTTGACGTAGAAAATACTGTTACTACTAGAGATGGTAAATTACACCTAGACCCTTTTGAAACTGAAAATGAATTAGTAATGATTGGTTGTTTGACAGATACAGGAAAGCAATATTTATTTAGAGATAACTTTGATGGAGTACAAGAACTCTTAGACCAAGCAACTATACTCATAGGACATAACATAGTACACGATCTAATGTGGATATGGGAATGTGGTTTTAAATATGATGGTCCGGTGTTTGATACTATGCTAGGAGAATATGTATTACAATGTGGTGTAAAGAAAGCTCTGTCTCTTGAGGCATGTGCAGAAAGATATGAGTTAGCTACACAGAAACAAGACACATTAAAAGAATATTTTAGTAAAGGATATTCTGTTGCAGATATACCAAGAGAAGAGTTATCAGAATACTTGTCGGCAGATTTACATGCAACGCAACAATTATCAGATGAGATATATAAAAAGTTAAATACAGTTGAGTATGCTAAGTTGATGGATACAGTAGTGTTGACTAACAAAGTTGCTTTGACATTAGCTAAAATATATCAAAAAGGTTTTGCAGTAGATCTAAATAAATTAGAGGAGGTAAGAGCAGAGTTTGAAAGAGAAAAGTTAGAAATAGAAAAGCGTCTAAACTTGCAAGTTAAGCAGTTAATGGGTGATACACCTATTAATTTAAATAGTCCAGAGCAAATGTCTTGGGTCATCTATAGTAGAAAGCCTAAAGATAAAACTACTTGGACACATAACTTTGATTCATACATGAAGACATCAGACTATAGGGAAGCAGTTAAGCAGACATCAGATGTTTTATACAAAACTATTGCAGTTAAATGTCAAGCATGTTTTGGATTAGGAACTCAAAGAAAGGTAAGAAAAGATGGAAAACTTTATGTTAAGCAACCTAAATGTACTACTTGTAATGGCAGCGGCTATACTTTTAATAATGATACAAAGATAGCTGGATTAAAGTTCTCTGCTCCATCAGCAAAGTGGGTAAGTGCTAATGGTTTTAGTGTGAATAAAAAGTTTCTTGATGTATTACAAGATACTGCTAAGAAATTAAATATGACAGAGGCACTTAACTTTTTATCTGATCTACAGAGATTGTCTGCATTGGATACATACCTATCATCCTTTGTGCAAGGCATAAAAACATATGTCAAACCTGATGGTAAGCTTCATGTTAGATTACTACAACATAGAACTTCAACAGGCAGATTTAGTGGTGCAGATCCTAACATGCAGAACATGCCTAGAGGTGGTACGTTTCCTGTAAAGAAGGTATTTGTATCACGTTGGGATGGGGGAAAGATATTGGAGGCAGATTTTGCACAATTGGAATTTAGGGCTGCGGCATTTTTATCTCAAGATAAAGTGGCAATTGACGAAGTATCAACTGGATTTGATGTACATGCATATACGTCTAAAGTTATCACTAATGCTGGTCAGCCGACAACTAGGCAAGAGGCTAAAGCACACACGTTTGCACCGTTATATGGTGCGACTGGGTTTGGGAGAAGTAAAGCTGAAGCCGCCTACTACGAGCACTTCACAGAAAAGTACAAGGGAATCAAGTCATGGCATTCCCGATTGGCTAAAGAAGCTCTAGCTACAGGAAAGATAACTACACCTTCAGGTAGACAGTTTGCATTCCCAGATGTTCACAGATTAATGTCTGGTAAG